TTGTGAACCTAATGTAGATTGTCTAATGATTTGTATATTAGTAGGAGTAATAGGTTTAGATACTTCAGGTTTCATAAAAAACTCTGATGTACTTGTAAGTATTTGTAATCTTCTTCCTGAAACTAAATGTCTTATTTCATTTACTTGATCTGATCCAATTTGGATTTGTACAGAGTCTGCATCTTCTGCATCTCCTACATCAAAGTTAAAAAAATCTCCTACCTTACTAGCTTGTACTCCATCAGGTAATGCAAGAACACCACCAAAGAATAATCTTTGTTCATGAAAAGTTACAGTTTGTGGAAAACCATTTACTTGTGAAAATACTTGTTCATCCCATTGTCTTGTAGGAGGATGGCCTGATATAGTAACTCTTACTCCACCACCATCTACAGATTCAGTTGCTGTATCAGATGATGCTGCTGTAAATTCATAATGATTATTATCTATAACTGTTATTGTAAATGTACCATTTAAATTACCTGATGCTAAACCATTACCATCTGTATCAAATATATCTTCTGCTCCTGCTATAACAATAGATGCACCATTACTAAATCCATGTTCTACATGAGTAACTCTTACCACTCCTGATCCTTGTTTTGATGCAAAAGGATCATCATCTAACTCTATTGATACATCATCTTTAAGTGTTGCTGTTACTTGTGTTGCAGAAGTATATCCAGTAATTGTAAGTTCAGTTCCATGATATCTAATAACCATACCTACATAACCTGAAGTAAAATAAGATGCTGATGTTGTACAAGTAACTCCAGTACCTGCAGTAGCTGTACTTATATCTAAAGTAATATCATCATCTGCAAATTTAAAATATGGTTGGAATATTTGTTTATCATTTACTGATGTTTCAAAACCAAATGCTGCTCTTGTAAAAGATGTTGATCCAGTTCTTTGTATAACTTGTGGTACAAAATCTTGGTGTGTTATTATCATAGTATCTCCTGATTGAGTCATATCCATTTCAAATAACTCTCCAGTAACCCAAGGGCAGCTTGATAATGTAGCTACTAAAGTACCATTAGTAGAATAAATTTTTAATGTTTGGTTTTGAAATGCAAATATATATTCTTGATTTTGATTAAATATAAATGTTTCTAATCTAGTAGCACCACCAAGATCAGCACGAAATACAGAACCACCTCGTCTTTCAATACCACCTTGGTTTATTGGAATAACATTTCTAGCTTTTTTTAATCCTTGACCATATGCTGCAAGATCAACTCTTGATACTATTGTTGGATTTAATTCCCCTCGTAAGAAACTTGATTGATGAACCCTTTGTCTAGCCATATCATTTTCCTATGGAGATTTTGCAGTTATATTATTTAATGCAGTTCTATTTCTAACATTTCTAAATCTATCAAGATCAAGATTTCTAGTAGTTTGTTGTTGTGAATCTAATGCTCTTGATACTGCTAACTGGGCTACTGCTCTTTTGTGATATAACTCTGATAACTGATCATTACGAGCAATTGCACCAGCAAACAAAGACGCTAGTTCAAAGACTAGCGTCTGTGTAAAAAAGGGAGGAAAATCGCTTTCACTGGGTTGGAAAGTATAATCCGATATCAAGGTATCACTAGATGTTGTGTTTGTAAATATATTTCCACCATATATATCGTATTTAATAACATCATCAGAAACTGTTATTGTGTGTATAACTAATGCATCATTTGGCATAGCATATGAAGATTCATATCTAGCATCAGGATTAGTAGTATTTTTACTTAATTGTTTTTGTTTAGATGCAAATCTCCATCTACATCTAGTTAATAAATTTTCTAAAGTAGATTCATAAAGATTGTTTGCTACTTTGGATTCGGTTGTTGATTGATTAAAACTTGTGATTGTATTAGCACCTACAAGTACGAGTGCTTTATTGCAGATATCAAATTTAGAATTAGCCATAGTTTATATGTACACTAGATATGGGGAGAAGTAAATCCCCCCATACCATGTTTAGTTATTATGTACCATTGATAGTAGTAACTGTAGCTGCACCTGTTGCAGATGAAACTACTAGCATATCTACAGTTCTAGTACCACCAGTTGAACCTACAGCGATTATAACATCATTCTGTTTTAGTTCATTAGTTGCACTATTAAAGTAGCCACTTCCAACGATAGTTCCGATAGCGTCAGCAGAATCATATAAGAATACACTCATAGCTCCACCAGCCACTTTTCGTAAGTTACTTGCTGAATATGCCATTTATGCCTCCTATTCTGTTATCTGTACTTTAATCGCACCATCATTGTCAATCATAGTAGAACCCATTGACATGTAAGATGTGATCAAGTTGCTGACTTTTTCAGGAATGTAGTTAATCTCTGTTCTGATCTCTGAACCTACTCCGATACCAACACTTGATTTATGGAATGCATGACATTCTCTTGTTGTACCAGAAATAGAAAGACCTGAATGAGTGAACCACATAAATCCTAACCATCTTTTAGCTGTGATTCCACCAGCATATGGAAGATCATTTTCTCCAACATACTCTGCTCTACTGAATTGATCTATTTGTAATAAATCAGCCCATCCAGCAGGAGATACTACAAAGTATCTCTGTCCATCATCAGGGATGTCAGCACCACCAAACGCTTCGTACACAGTTAGTGATTTAGCTAATGTTAAACCAGCCGAACCATGTGCGACATTGTTTGAGTTAGAACCAGCATCCAAAACATCAATGATGAGTTGGTCTGTTTTTCTTCCTAATGCAGCAGCAGCATTTGATGATAGAACTTGTCGTTCGTCAATGTTAGTCTTTAATTCATCCAATCTATCTACATAATCTGCAGCATAGAAGTCTGATAAAGTAACATCAACAGTAGAGTGTGAAATATCCATAGTAGGAATTTGAGAGTGTCTTGCCTTATTAACAGCAGTACCCTTGCCCACTTTTTGGAATCTCGCTTGACTACCTTGTACATTATTAACTTGCCTTATTGTGTTTTTCAGCTTTGATCCCATTCTTTGATAAGCCATGTGGACTTCAGCTTCAAACTGCTTAATAAAGGCTGTTGATATAGATGTACTCATGTTGCCTCCTTATTAGTCGTTTGTTGTTAATTAAGCAATTATCTCTTTTGAGGTAAGCTGGTTGTCCAAGATGGGCCAACATCATTCAAAATAGGTTGCGTTCTATTTTGAATACAATTTTGTATTCGTTTATAGAAGTAATACATTTTTACATTATTTACAAGCATAGGTTTAGAAAATTTATACCCTTGCCATTTTAACCATTTAATAGACTTTGTATGCTCTGCAGTTATATAATTAGATAGATAATCATAGTGTTTTTCTAAATATTCTGTCCAATACTTATTTCTTTTAAGAAAATATAAATAGTTTTTATCTAATATTTCTGAAGATAATAACCATATTGTACCTACTTTATCGCTTTGTCTTGACGAAACTGTACCAAATATAGCAGCTACTTCTTTGTTTTTATCAAAGATTGTATAAGTATGAACCTTTCTTTTGGTATATCTAAATGGCTGCAACAATGCTTGTAATGGATCAAGCCCCCATATAGCTAGTTCATACTTATCAATTTGTTTAAGATTCTTTGCTAATTCAAAACAATCTTCAGGAGTAGTCTTTTCAACATATAACATTAACCTCTATAGAGTCTGTTAAATGCATCATCTACTTTCTTCACATATGCTTGATCTCTTTCTTTAGGATCAAAGTATCTTTTGTCTTTCATCATACTTCTTACATCATCTAAAGTTAAAGGTCTTTCAGGTTGTGCTACTTGGTTTGAACGAGTAATAGATTGTTTTTGTGAATCCATAACTCTTTCAAGTGCTTCTATACCATCAGCATTCATACCTAATGTTTGTGAAACTACTTCGTATTGTTCAGGAGAAAAGAATGTAGATGCCCAACTATTTACTGCATCTAATCTTGCATCTGCATTTTCTCCTAGCTTTTGTTTTTCTGCATCAGGATCAACTTGATTACCAATATAGGAATCAACATATTTATTAATACCCTCTTGATATACTTCTTGATCATATGCATTTTCATAGCAAAAGTTTTTCCACCAATCTGTCATAGGATTAGCATTTACTAGTTCTTCAGTAACACCCTCTGGTAATTTAGGTAATTCATAACCCTCTACCTTTTCAGGTCTTTCTGCTATAGCTTCTTGTTGAAGTTCATCTACGATTTGATCTCGCAGTTCTTCTTTCTTACCACCTACATACTTTTCAAGATTGGTATATGACTTACCAAATTCTTCCATATTAACTTCGCCTTTAGTAGCATCCCAAAATTTTTCAGGTATGTGTTCAGGTCTTGGTGCAGGTTCTGTTGTTGTAGGTTGTGATGTTTCATGTGAAACATTTTCCTGCGTTTGTTCTTGTGTTTGAGCAGGTTGTTCTTGTTGCTGCTCAACTGGTTGTGTTTGTTCTTCACTCATCTTTTTTCTCCTTTATCATATTAATACTGATACCTTTATTAACCCTACGCTGAATAAGACCTACGATATATCTTTGCCCCTCTAAATGACGCAAAGCATTATCTGATATCTCTGAACCAGCGACTGTATCTATGGTTATAGATTTCAAGTATTGGAGAACTTGCTTACCAGATGTAGAACCAAATACAGATGTAAATACCATATTTAGTTTTGCTTCTTCTTCTGAACCTCTTTTAAAGTTATCCAATCCAATTAGGGCTTTATTTTGTTCAGTTTTTTCTACCATTGTTATATCCTTACCATTTTTTTAATTACACTTCTAGGGTAAATGTTTCTATCCCCAAAGCCTATTTCCCCATTTTCACATTGATAGCTGCCAAAAGAATATAGATATTTAGGGGTTTTTTTAAATATATATGCTTCTGTATGTATTAATGCACAATGCATATTAGTGAACTCATTGTAATCTGTTATTGTTGAATCGCCTACGATATCTTCCCATACGATTAAATATTTATAATACTTCTTATCTCCTATAAGAATTGGCTTACTCGGTTTCTTTGTACTCATCTATCAATATCTTTTTTAAGAACCATATAGCTTTCTTAATATCTATTGCTCCACCTTTATCTCTATGACGAGTTATATATTTTATAGCTGTAGCATCTGCATATGGTAAGTGTCTAACATAATCATATGTTTGTAATCTTTTACCACAATCGCATGTTCCTGCTTGATAATATAATGGATCAATTTTTTGTAGATCAAGATTATCTGTTTGCTCGTTTGCTTGTTTTATTTTTTCTTTTTCTTCCATAGTATTTCCTCCTTTGCTTCTTCCATATCAAACACAGGTTTGCAAAATCTTAATGGATCAGTTTGTGTTGGATCAACTATAAATACCATACTTCTAAAAATAGTGTGATCTCTAAATCCTTTTTGTTCAGCAAAGTCATCTATTTCTTTATAACCTGATACTCGTACTGCGTGTGCTATTCTTCCTGTTTCATGTCGCTTAATCATTTGATATGCAGAGTTATGTCTATGTCCTGCTACATAAACATCATCATCTCCAAACCTTGCTGCTTTACTCATAGCATGTGCTTCATTCCATTGTGAGTGTCCTGTATAATCATGTCTGCAATTTACTTTGAAGTTTATATTATTTGGCATTTGTATTTTTAATCTAACACCATGATTCTTATAAACACCTGCTTCTTGTCTAAACATAAATTGATTTACATCTCCACCATCTGTATTCCATATGTCATGATTACCACCAATGATAGCTAACCAATGAACACCACATCCTTTAAAAAACCATTCTATCAATTTAATTGCTTGTTTTCTTGTAGTTTCTTGGTCTGCATATTTTTTCATTAATCTACCTACCCAGTTATTTGTAATATCTCCTACACAAATACCCATCATGTTTGCATCTCTCATC